GAGGGTTGTCCTTCTTGTCGGTGGTGGTGTCGTGGGTGGTGGTAGGTGCAGGGGTGTGTCCTGTCTTTCCGCCGCCAGAGCCAGTGCCGCCCAAGGTAGGGGTGGTCGGGCTGTAGCCAGCCGTATGGGTATATTTTATCTTGTTGTTGGATGCGACGATTTGCTGCATCTCTTGTTTGACCGCCTGGGTGCGGCGATGCAGGGTCGTGAGCTTGGCGTTGGCTTTGTCCAGTTGGCTGGTCCCTTTTATTTCTATCGTCTCGGTGGTTACCTGCGGGTTGTTGGGGTCGGAACCAGAAACGTGGGTCACGGTACGTGTTTCGTTTTGTTTACTGTATTTCTTCAGGCTTCCGTCCTCGTTGTACTTGATGTCACGTTGCTGCTGCATCAGGTCGGCGGCTTCGTTGGCGAGCTGGCGGAGGCGTATCTCGTTGATCATCTGGTCGCAGTAAGCCTTCGAGTTGGCGGTGAGGGCTTGGTACCACTGGCTCACGGTCGAGTAGTAGCCCATCGCCTCGCCATACTTGGAGTTCATCTGCTGCACCAGGGTCTTCTCCTGTTCCTTGCTCCCCTTGAAGTCCTTGAGCTTGGCGATGTTCTGCATCATCTCGCTGCGCACGCTCGCTATCTCGCTTGCCTCCTGCTGGTGGGCTTGCTTGGCTTGCTGCTCTGCCGCTGCGAGTTCATCGACGCTGCTGGCAGCACCACTACTGCTGTTCATGAGGTAGTTGATGGCCTCTGTCAATGCCACGATGGCGATGCCCACGCCTGTGGAGATGAGCAACCCCTTGACCGCCACGCCCAGCGCCCTGGTGGCAACCGCCGCCGTGGTCGCCCCGACAGCCTCGCCCGTGTAGCAAGCTTGCAGCACCCTTGACACGGCGGTGGCAGCGAGCCTTATCTTGCTTGCGTTGGCAGTGATGGATGACAACAGCGTGGCGGTCACTCCGAGCGACTTCATGGCTACGGAGAGTTGTGCCACGGATGAAATCGTCACCAATATCGTGGAAGTGAAATTGATGTAAGGAAGTACGTTGCCAAAGACAGACTGAGCCATATCGGTAAACTCGCCCAACTTGTTGTTGAGTATCTGGATCTTTGCCTTGCCTGTGCTCGCCATGGTGCTGAACGCATCGTCTATCGTGCCCGCACTATCTTTCATCGCCGACACGTTCTCCCTGAACTTATCCGCCAGTTGGTTGGTCAGTGGAGTGATGGCTCGAAGACTCTCGGCACTGCCGAAGAGCTTGCCATACACCTCCTGCTCCAGCATACCGCTCGAAGCGGCGTACTGCTTCACGCTCTTGTCGAGGGAGGTCAGAAACTGTTCCATGCCTCCAGCCGCCTTGATGCTGGCTGCGTCAAACTGGATGCCCATCTGCTGCGCCATCTCAGCCGCCTCGCTCGACGGCTTGATGAGGGCGGTGAAGATGGCGGCGAGTTGGGTGCTCACCTCGGCGGTGTCGCCGCTCACTCCAGTAAGCGTGCTGAAGGTAGCCATCAGCTCGTCGATGCTCACGCCGAGGGTGGAGGCTTGCGAGGTGACACGTGGCAGTGCCCCGGCCAGTTGTTCGAAGGAGGTCACGCCGTTCTTGGCGGTGAGCTGTATCTTGTCTTGGATGGAGCCAGCGTCGCTCCATTGCAAGCCGTAGTTCTTGATGATGGTGGAGGTCACCTTCACGGTCTCGCCCAGGTCGGCGATGCCGCCCACGCTCGCACGTGCCGATTGGTCGAGGTATTCTATCCAGTTGTCTTCCGGCACACCGTTGGAGATGACCTGGTAGAGACCGTTGGCAAGTTCGTCTCTTGCGATAGGAATGGTCTTGGAGAGTTCCGACACCTGGTCTTTCAAGTTGGCAAAGTCCTCTCCGCTCTTTCCTGCCATGGTGTTGGCTGAAGCCATGGCGCCGCCGAAGCTGCGGCTCTCCTCTGTCAGGCCGTTGAGGGTGCTTGCCAGCTGAGAGACGCTGCTGGATATGTTTTGTATCATCTCCACGCCTTGGTTGTACTTCACTAAGGAATCCCTCAATTTGTCGGCTGTATCCTTGGTCTCGTTGATAGCCCTGCCCAGCTCATCCATGTCCACGGTGAGCTTTTTGACCACATCCTTTCCGTCAACCTTCAGGTTTAGTTTAAAAGTGACCTCTTTTGCCATAATATCTTAGTTAAATGTTTGCACAATTCAATTCTTTATAGTATATTTGCGGTGTGTTACCAATAGAACATGAAAATGAGAACAAAAACGAATCACAAGAAGAGCAAGAAGGGCTTTCGCCTGCCTTACGGTTTGATAGCCCTCGGTGGCGTGTTCGCCATGATAGCAAGTCCTGCGACATCCAACCCTTTCCTTTGCTTTTGCATAGGAGTGCTGGTCATCGTCATCTCCTTTGCCTTGGCCTTGTGCCGTCGGCTCGACGACAGCAAGGGACCTATGCCTTGGTGGTACGGCGGCTTATAGCAGCCCCGCCCTCTTCTTCGCTTCCCTGTACCTCGCCATGATTTCCTCGTGGCTCAGTTCCTTTTGTTCGGAAGCGCCGTCAGATTCTTCACTCTTCACTCTTCTCTCTTCACTCCCTGAAGCTCTTCGCCCTTCGCTCCCGGCAGTTTCCCAGGGGAACTGCATGATGTCCTGCGGCCTGAGCCTCGACTTCGAGTAGGGTTGCAGGGAGCAGAGGCACTGCATCCTCGCCCTTTCCCACCTCGCTCGCTCGTCCATGGTGCGCATGTCGCCCCACGACTCGTACACCTCATAAAACTCCGAGGGGGTGCATCGGCAGAAGTCATCCATACTCATCCCCATGCACCCCATCGCTATGCCCATGAGCCGCTCGATGTCGGCTGGCTCATCTTTCGACTCGGAACCGCCTAAGGCTGTGCCGGGTCTTTTTTTTTCTCGTTCTCGGCAGAGATCGCCGTGTTCCACTGACTCACGTCGTCGGGCGTAATCATACAGGTGAACGTCTCGAAGTCTGTGTCGAACTCCACGCCGTCCGCCTTGCACGCACATACGATGCAGCACCACATGAGCATCAGCAGCTCCTCCATGTCGGAGCCGTCCATCTGGCTCACGTCCTTGTCTGTGTTGTGTTTGAAGAGGAGCATCGCTCCCATGGTGAGGCGGCAAGGCACTTCCTTGCCGCCCACCTCGATCATGATCTTTTTCATCTATTGTCGTTGCTAAAGAAAAATTCACTTACTTATGCCCCGTCTTCTACTTGGAGCCTGTGCTCTGCGCAGGCGAGGTGGTGGTTTGCAGACCTGTGCCCTGCTTCTCTACCTTGCCGCAGTTCTCCAGCTGGATGCTGCACTTGGCGTCATCGCCAGCCTGACCGTCGAGGTCGAGCGAGGTGATGATGTACTTGCCTTTGTAGCCACCTTCGGTCTTGCCTGTGCGCTTGTCGCCATCACGTACGCTGTAGGTCACGTCGATAGGCTTGCCAGCCAACTGGAGGTCCTTCAGCTGGTCGTAGGTTGGAGCGTCCGTGCTTCCGTCCGTGCAGACCACGTTGTCGGCTGAGATGCTCTCCGAGAAACTCTTCACATACTTCTCCTTCCACTTGCCGCTGGCTGCCTCCTTGGTCACGCGCTCGCCGGTCTCGGTCGAGGTCGTCACCTTGCAGCCTGTGCTGAAGGCGAGCGCACCACCGCCTACCGAGAGAATGAGGTCGGTGCCACTCAATACACTTGTTGCCATAGTTTTATCCTTTCTTTTGATGTTTCATTAATATAATATAACCTATTGAAGATAGAGCGATCATTCCGATGCCCCATATCAGAAGTATGGTGCCCACACGATCCGAAGGTTTCTTCTCCACCGTCCGAACGTCATCCGAACGCCTTACGAATGCCTTTCTAACGCTCTTCGAGGAGTCGATGGAAGCAGTGCTGCCGAATGCTTCGCTCTTCACGCTTCTCTCTTCGTTCCTCGTGCCGTGTCCACGGATGAGCACCCCACCGCTGTCAAGCGGAAGTATCAGCCATGTCTCCGCCCATGCGCCGGTGTCGGTGGCTGTCGTCCACCGGCTCGTCCTCGTCTCTGCCAGGCTTCGGCTTGCGCTGCTGTCTGCGCTTGCCTCTTGCCTCGCCTCCGTCCGGGACGTCTGCACCGTCCTCTTGGTTCTGCAACTCACCGCTGACAGGGCAAGAAGCACGATGAGGACAAAGCTGTATCGCCTCGATGGCACGCGAGAGACGGTTGAGCGCATAGCGTGTCTTGGCGTTCTCCTTGTTGAGCTCCTCGATGGCTCGTGCGTTTTCTTCTGCTGCATCGTTCAGTTCCTTTTGCTTGGCCAGGAGTTCCTTGCTCACGTCGCCGTACATCTCCTTGAAGGTGTCGTGTATCTGCTTGGCTTGCTCTGCCTCCTTGACCTTTCTGTTGGCTATCCAGGCGATGGCAGCACCCACGCCTCCTGATGGTATAGCCCATTGCAGTATGTTCATAATGATGTCTGTCATCGCCTTTCAATCCATTAACTAAATAACTAAAAAACAGTATATATGACATGAAAACAAACGATATTCTGCCTCACGTCTGGCGGATGCCGATGGAGCGGAGCCACCTCTGCACGTCGAACGACGGGCACGCCTTGCCGGGGTTCAGCTCGTGGTGTCCCACGATGCGCACCTCCGGGAAGCGGCTGTGGAAGTCCCTGACATACTTCGTCAGCGCCGCCACCTGCTGCTGCGTGCGTGTGTCCTTGGCGGTCTTTCCGTCCTTGGCGCATCCGCCGGCGTACACGACGTGGCGGCTCACGCTGTTGTAGCCAGCCGCACCGTTGGTCATCTCCCAAGGGTCCACGTTGGCGTCCTCGTTGTTGCCGACGAGTCGCTCCACGCTGCCGTCGAGGTGGAAGAGGTCGGTGTAGCCCACCTGCTTCCATCCCCTGCCTCCCTTCGCCGGGGGGTCGCAGTGCCAGTGCCGTATGTCGGCGGCGGTCACCTCACGTCCCTCTGGCGTGGCGGTGCAGTGTATCACAAGATATTTCATCCTTGTCATGTTGTTATCCTTTTTGTCTTCTTACCTTTTTGTCGACTTCTATTCCGGCTGGTAGCCCGAGTAGATGGCGCCGCCGGCGTCCTCCTTCTTAGGCATACAGATGAAGTAGTGGCGATAGGAGATGAGGTTGCGCTGCTGCTGTGGGTCGGTCTCGGCTGCGCTGTAGTACATCTTGGTGGTGCCAGTCGCCTTGAAGACACGTGGCACGTAGAAGGCGAAGGACGCCTGGAACTCGCCCGCCTTAGGCTTGGCTCCCACATCGTTCTTCACACCGCTGGTGCTGTAGGTAGGGTTGTAGTTGGACTCGTAGATCTCGAAGCCGAACATCTTGCCCACGGTGCCGTCGCCTCGGTTGATGTTGTACATCTCCTTGAATGCCTGCTCGGTCTCCAAGAGGTCGTTCACGTGGTCTGGGCAGAGCACGAGGCGGCGTTGTGTCGACGGCACGCCCAGTTTGTCGAGCGCACGCTTCAAGTTGACGATGTCATCCACGCAGAGCTTCACACGCTTGGTGGTTGCATCCACTGCACCCGTGGTCTTGAGCACAGGGGTCGTGTCGGTGTTCTGCTTAGGGCAGAGCGCATGTGCCGCCTTGGCGTACTTGGCGTCGTTGAGGGCGTTGGCGCAGCTCTCCTTCACTCGTGCCATCTTGTCGTAGCTGAGTGCGTACAGCTCGTCGTCGGTCACCGGCACCACCTTGGTCTGGAACTTGTCGAGCGAGAAGGTCTTGTCGCCGTCCTTCAGCTCCTGTATGTCGAGCGGGTAGGTGGTGTTGTTGATGAGCACCGCAGGGTCGGCGCCCACGTCCACCATGTGGATCACGTTGTTGTTGACGATGGAGCTCTGGTCGGGCACTCCCACGAGCCATGATGCGTCGAGGTAGGCACGCAGCGCCTTGATCAGCTCGCCCGTCCACACCTCGGTGAGCACACCTGCGCCCGCACTCTCCTCCGGCATCCACATGCCAGCGGCGATGGCGATGAGGCAAGCCACGGCAGCACCGCCCACGGCGGAGCAACCCAACAGGGATGCGATGGCCGCACCCACGATGGCATTGAATATTAATGCCGTCAAAACATGAATAAATACTTTCTTGTTCATAATTACCTTATATCATTATATTAATACCGTTAGAAAAGCATCAGAACACTTCACTTAATTCGTCGGCTCGAAGCCATACTCTGCCTTGTAGAGGCGCACGAACTCGTCGTGGTGATTGTCGTGGAGGTCCATCATGATGTTGGCAGGCACGGCAGA